ACCTTTCCCCAATCACTTGGGGAGCAGAGCACGGACGAAGTCGATTTGTTCTTCGCCTACTCTCGCTACTAAGGTAGATTTAAACACCATACGAGGAATCTTCCTAGACAGTCTCGAGTTACGGATATATTGGAAAAATACATCCCACTGTTGACTACTAAGTTGACGACTCGCCGGAGCCAACCGACACTCAACCCCTAACGCGACTGAATAACGTCCCGTTTTGTGGCAAGAGCCGGAGAATCTCCGCAGTGTTCTCAATACATTCTTCTTAGGGTTCACATAAATTGTGGGCCCATAACGAATATATGTATCGAGATCATAAGATGGTGGCCTGCCCATGTGGACAGTTGGCCTTTCAACTGTCGCCCCAAGCAAGGTGACAGGGACACATGTCCAGATCGTCTTCATAAGAGACGTAAACGGCTCTCCATAGATGTATGATAATATCGCAACCTTATTACAGGCAACGATAAGATCATGTAAGGTTTTTAGCCATCTTATATCAAAGACGGTTATATAACCTTCACCATCTATAAAGTGGGCGCCGCACGACTCTCGATAGTCACTGTTAATAAGAGTTTTCTCTTGGTTAACAGTAAAACCGGCTATCTTGAGACTATCAACCACATCGTCTGCAACTTGGTTTTGACATATAATGTCATCGCCAAATACAGTTGATGTTGGGTCGAAAGACCTGGTTAGTGCTGTTAGTATGAGAGTCATAAGGTCGAACGTATATCCGTTACCCATGCTAGAAACCTTATTGATAACATAAAAGTTATCATCGGGCCCAAGGGTCATCACTGACCTGCTAGCAAGTACTTTGTTAAGTACTCTCTTAGGTAGGAGATACTCGGTCAACCATATGCTGATCGTATCACTACAATCAGAAAGATCGATAGTAGCGACTTTTGGGTCGCTAATTCTTGAACGATGGTGATTAGCCAAAGTATCAAGATCGATCCCGAGTTTGTCACGAAGACAAGCTCGAATCCCAAGTCCAACAGCACGCTGGACAAGCATATTACAGAGGGGCTCTAGACAGATAGACCGATCCTTAAGATTATTCTTAGGAACAGTCGACCATCTATTACCCTGAACGAAGGTAACTACACACCACAGCTTGAATTTATAAGCTTCAAAGCCGATATTAGGAGAAAACCTAAATCGACGATAAAGCTTTTTATTCACGGCTGAAAGTGATAGCCCCTTCCTTCTGCAGTAGCTTTCAAAGCGCTTCTTACATGAGAACTTCAATGCTCTGTGCCAATAAGAGTATTTGGCAAAGAGATCAAAGCAATCATGTGTGATAGTCCACGTCTCTGTAAGTTTACAAGCTACAGAAACACGGTTACCAAGAGGTTCAAAAGATGAACCATTGGTGAACACGAGGTCTCCTAAATGAAAATCATCTAGGATCTCGTGCACTATAAGACGCGCCTTAGCCCAGTGTGGACCTAGTAGTCGTCCTCGTTGGAGACCTCCGTCGCTTCCGATCCATCGCGACCAGGCGTCTTTTCGACGCTCGGCGGCGTTGTCGGAAGTGGGTTCTTCAAATTTTGCAGCCAGTTTGCTTTTGGCGAAACGAGCTGTACGTGACAATTCACCATCAAACTTAATATGATGAGTGAAGTCACGCAAATGAAGATTAACAGCTTGGATTGAGCCTTTGTCATGCATTGCATTCTCCGAAGAAGGGTTTCCTGTTTCATACAATTACCTTGACGTAAAGTATGATGTTAACAACACCATACTGTTAACATCAAGGGGTTGTAATAACAGGAGCCGTCGACGGTCGAAAGCCCTGCATAACATTCTCAGTCTCCCACGTACCCAATTGGGCTGCAAGAGAAACCAAGAGATTGCGGAGGCGCGTTTTCGACTCAAGAGCTCCGGAAACCCGGACTCGAATAGAAAGCGCGTCTTGGGCAGCAACGCCATTTACCGTTACTGGATAATCGTCATTAACGATTATTTCAGTAGCGTAATTCTTGACGTTGACGCCGTTAAGAGTTTTAACGGCGTTTGTAGAGCGGAACCGTATTGAACAGTTCGGATCTGCAGGATCAGCGTAGGTTATACCCGAGCTGTCCTGGCTCTTAATCGACAATGTCACTGCTGACATGGAGTACTACTCCTTGTTTTTCAGTTACTTTAAGGACTTAATAAGTCCCTTTAGTAGGTTATTAGCCATCGCAGCCGCATCGGTCCACCTTCGCCAGTTAAGCGAAGGGTTCCAACGAAGCTGCGCAACATTCACATCAACTAACCATCGCATATACTCAGACGTCGTCTCTTCTATGAAGAGTTGACTTTCCTCAGGCCTACTTATGACCCGAGGCTGAGGTGATGGTGGAGTTGATCCATACCATACAGACGGTAGACGATTAGACGAATAGACTGTTAAGTCTTGATTCGGATAATGCGCCCACGTTTGCTTGGTATAGTTTGAATGTTGGGAAATACAGGCCTGACAGCGTTGTTGAAAAGATGCGCTCGTAGATGCAGCGATATAATCGCCAACATTAACGAACCAATCTATGACAAAGCTGTAGGGAATCAATTCCCAAGCTGTTACGAGGGGATTGAAACCTATGCCTGAAATCTGTGATACGCTATCCATGTCGAAATGTTGAAACAACGTTCCAGATAAGACAATCTCCCCAACATATGTCGTCCACAAATAACTTGTGGAAGGCGATGGAAGGGTGATGCCATAACTGGTAGGTTGGACAACACGTCGACAACGGTTAGTAACATTCTTACCACGATGCAGTGTTTTCACTATATCGCGATAAGAATACACTAGCGGCATAATCCCATACCGATATCTCATCCATTGGTCGCCAAATCTCTTGAAAGCATTATTTGGATGCTTCAAAAGATCTATCGGCCTCAGGCGAGACATACGACGGAGATCGCTTATAGAAAAGCGTCCCCGCAGCGCCTTAAGGATACTAAACAAATCCCTAGAGACGCCAGTGACCAAGCCAGGTATTTCGCGGGCTTCAGCGATCTCAGTTAAGAGATCGTAAGAAACCCTTGACTTAACCGCAAGGTCAGCCGTAATATCGGATATGGCACCACTTATATCGGACGACTTAAAATAGTTTGTATTATAAGTCGAACCAGAAAATAAGTGGGTAACGTCTTTCCACGTGCACCATTTTTGCTCAAGAGTATAATAGTCTGGAATTGGGGTACAGTAGCCGCCAACCTTGGCCACATGGCCATATTGGTAGGCACGCCGTATCCCTCCATTACTATTAAGTCTCTTAAGGAGATGGCGACGCGTAGAATACGTACCAACGAAACGAGGAGTCATGAAATACGGAAAACCAAGGATACGTGATTTGCCACTTATATGGCGATCATCATATATCCTCCGTGTTTCAAAAGGCTCATACCACTGAGTAGCCTGAGCAGGTGTTGGATTCAACGTCACTGCGAGAGACTCGGAGTGAAGTGAATTACAACCCTGTTCAGCTGCCCACGTGGTATCCCAATAAGGGTAAATACACTCTTCTTGAGTCTCGTAAACTTGGTAACCGCTAGTCACAGAATATCTCCTTTCCAAGAGATGGGTTGACGGTAACGTACCGTTCGCCGCCTAGGAATACCTAGGATGTAAATTACTATTTGGAGACAGGCTGACGAGAAACGGCTCTTCGCCGTTTATGTTTTTGACGTACTTCGTGAACTTCTCGATGCTCTGTTAAGAGCGAATCAAGTTGCTCACTAGTAGGGTCAAGAACATGCGCAGTAGTAACGAGAATCTTACTAAGGATTCTCAAAACTATTGAGCTCATAAGTCACCTCCTTATAGTAATAACAAAACCACCCAACCTTCTACACACGTAGTCGGAAAGATGGTGGTACTCTGGAGGAGAGTTATTTCCCCCGCTCGGAAGTTATTCCGAACGTCTGGCGATCCACACGGGTCG